CGAAGCAGCTCCAGATAACAGCAATAAGGAACAGAGTCCCGACGTGATCGCGGATCGTTTGAACATCTGCATTCCACTCCCTGAGCATGATGACAAATTGGTTGCTTTTTACTTTAACTGAAATGCGAACCCGCTAAGGCGGGCTTTTTTTCGTCTGGAGAAAATTACATGCCGTATCCAAGGCCGACGCTCTCAGATCTGCGAGCACAGACCGCCTCTGATATCACGGCGGGGCTGCCGACCGTTGACGGCTTGCTCCGCTTTTCGAACATGCAGATCACCGGCAAGGCGGTTGCTGGCCTGGCCCATCTCAATTACGGCTATCTCGACTGGATTTCCAAGCAGGCAACGCCCTTTACCAGCTCCGCCGAATATCTTGAAGGCTGGGCCGGGCTGAAGAAGGTCTTCCGCAAGACCGCCTCCTACGCGAGCGGCGCGGTGACATTCCCTGGATCGCCTGGCGTTGTGCTTGACGCCGGTACCGAGGTGGCGCGCAGCGACTCGGTGACGTTCACCACCCTGGCCACCGCAACAGTAGGTTCAGGTGGCATGGTCACCGTTACGGTCCAGGCCGATGCGGCGGGAGAGGCGGGCAACACCCCCATCGGCAGCCTGATGACACTCGGGGTTGCCATCAGCGGGATTCAATCTACCGGAGCGGTTACCTCGGTAATCACTGGCGGCGCCGATCAGGAGCTCGACGAGTCGCTGTTCAACCGCATGGTCGATGCCTACCAGGCCACGGCCAACGGTGGATCGAAGTCTGATTATGTGACCTGGGCGGAAGCGATTCCCGGTGTCACACGGGCGTGGTCGAGGCCGAACGGGTTTGGCGTTGGGACGGTTGTCCTGTACGCGATGCTCGATGATGCAAACGCCCTGTATGATGGATTCCCCCAGGGGCAAAACGGCATGTCTCAAAAGGACAACCGGGCGACTCAGGGCAGTATCGCCACCGACGACCAACTGAACATTGCCGACACGGTATTCGACCTGCAGCCCGCGACAGCGATGGTCTATGTCTGCTCCCCGCTGGCCAGCTCGATCAATTTCACAATCACCGGCCTGACCAACGCCTCCACGGATCTCCGCGCCGATATCGCGGCGGCGATCACCGAGGTGTTTCTGGAGCAGGGTGACCCGACCACGGACACCCCAGTTGTGGCGCTGAGCGACATTGAATCTTCAATCGCTGCGATATCGGGCACCAAGGGCTTCGTCATCACTTACCCGACCGGGAATATTGCGAACACCATCGGCCACCTGCCGACCTTGGGCGTCATCACTTACCCCTGAGCCTGCTCATGCCAAAACCTTCATATAACAGCGCCGACTTTACGTCAGCGCTGCTTTCGCTGCTGCCCCGTGGGCGGGCCTGGCCGAAAGAGCTGACAAGCGTCCAGGCGCAATCGGTGGCCTGCTTCGCCCCCACGTTCCAGCGGATCAGCGATAGCGCGGTAAGGATGCTGGCCGACACATTCCCGGCCACCACCCTCAATTTCCTCAGCGAGTGGGAGTCGACCTTGGGGTTGCCGGATGCCTGTGCGGGCATCGCGTCCACGGTGGATGCACGTCGGCGGCAGGTCGTCGCGCGATTTACCAATACCGGCGGCCAGTCCATCGAGCACTTCACGGCTTACGCCCTTGGACTGGGTTACGCCATCACCATCACACAGCACGCGCCGTTTCGCATGGGGCAAAGCGCCATGGGCCAGGCTCTGGGCAATAACGATTGGTTCTTTGCCTGGACTGTCAACGCGCCACTCAGCAGCGGGGCTTATGGCAACAAGGTCCTGGAGTGCGAGCTCAGGGAGGCCATGCCCGGCCACACCGTTCTCAACTTCAATTATTCGTGAGGCCATAGATGTATCAGATTGATAATTCGACGGTGGCGTCGACTATTCCGCCGAGTACTGCTGCTGGCCAGACGGGATTCTTCACCGACGGCGATCCGGTTTCAAATATTGCTCCTACGGTTCTTCCCGCCGAGTTCATGAACATGATCATGATGGAGCTGCTGAACGTATTATCCGCAGCGGGAGTGAAGCCCTCGAAAACTGACTTCACTCAGCTCGCACTCGCAATAAATCAGCTGATCCGCTCTGGTGCCTACGGCTACGGGATCGACGGCGGCACCGCGAATGTTTACGCGGTGCCCTATACCCCGGCAGTGACAGCTATAACCGACGGAATGGTCGTTCGGTTCAAGGCCAAGACAGCAAACACCGGCGCATGCACTTTCGCTCCCGACAGCATGACGGCTAAACCCCTGATCGGTGCCGGCGCGCTTCCATTGCAAGGCGGGGAAATTGTTGCTGGCGGGACCTGCACGGTGATCTGGCTATCTTCCTTGACCAAATGGGTTCTCCTGAGCTGCACCGGCGGCGGGGTGCAGATAGCGGCCGGCAGCGCTGCCGCGCACGCGATGACCATTTCACAGATGCAAGCTGCCTTTGGCGTGTACGCCGCAGACGCGGGAGCCGCAAATACTTACGCGGTCGCATTCACTCCTGCGATTGCTGCTCTTGTCGACGGTATGAAGCTCACATTCCAGGCGTTGGCATCAAACTCAGGAGCCTCAACGCTCAACATCAATGGCCTTGGTGCAAAGGCGCTGATTGGTGGCGCTCAGCAACCCCTGCAGGGCGGCGAGATAATCGCAGGCGCCAAGGCCGAGGTGATTTACCACGGCAGCCTAGATTCGTGGGTGCTTTGGGCCGGGGGCGGTAGCCCGCAGGTGCCGACTGCCACGCAATCGCTGCATGCCATAAATCTGACCCAACTCCAGACTTCCTATCTCTCCTACTTCATGGGGCAACTCTAGATGGCTAGCGGAACACTCGGCACGCCTGCAAGTTTGCTGGCTGCTACACCTACAACGATTTACACCGTCCCTACGGGGAAAACCGCAACCGTGAATTTAAACCTGGTCAATACGAGCGCAAACCCAGCTTTGGTTCGTGTGGCGATCAGCGCAACAAGTACGCCTACAGCAGGCGAATGGATTGAGTTCGACGCTTATTTAAAGGCGGCGGGTGATCCAGCCAACGCGAATGTCCTTGAACGCACAGCACTCATGTGCGAGGCAGGGAAGAATATTATCGTTTACTCAAATATTGTCGGTGTAACAGCGCGTGCTCACGGTGCGGAGGGATAAGACATGGGGCGTTCAATCGCGTCAACAACCAGCTTGACCGTTAGCAGTGTCCCTCTCGGTGGGTATGCGGATGTTTTCACTGGTGGCGACTCCTACAAGTTAGTAGGTAGCGTAATAAACAGAAACCTTTACACGGATATGTCAGCAGCGTTTCCTCGGGCGGGGGCCATTAACGCGGTTAATACCAATTCCATATCCGTTGGTCAGCCATGGCTATCCGTAGCTAGCGGCGCTGGTGTTTATGTAGCAGTTGGTGGGGTCGGCAGTTATCTCGCGGGAGTTAGTGTCGATGGCGCATATTGGGATGTTGTAGCGCTGCCTACTACGCCTTCTCAATATCGTTCCGTAGCCTATGGTGCCAATATTTTTGTTGCTATGGGCGCTGATAGCGGGGCGGCGACTACGGCGTATGCAACGTCTGTAGATGGTTATAACTGGGTGGCAAGGACGCTACCAACGGCTGCGATAGTCTCTAATATTATTTGGTCGAAAGAGCTCTCCCTGTTTGTAGCTTCTTGTGGTTACAATCCAAACTCTAATGCCCCTGCGAACGTCGTTTTGACCTCTATAGATGGGCTTACATGGAAATATGCAGCTCTGACAAGCAGCCGACTGTGGACGGCTGTTGCATCAGGTACTGCCGGCCTCGTAGTCCTCTGTACTGATCAGACAGAGGGTGGTCCCGGCGTGGCTTTAAGTTCTACGGATGGAGTGACGTTCACGCAACGAACGATGCCTGGTGGGCACTGGACTTCGGTAGTATATGGGCGCGGTCTTTATGTTGCGGTGGGTTACAAGCAAGTATCCTCTGTTACCACTCCAATCATTGCCACGTCTCCTGACGGTGTCGTGTGGACGCTCGTTTCTGTGCCTGGAACAACCACTGGTGTCAGCACAGCGTGCGTGGGATATGGTGACGGAAGTTTTGTCGCCGTCTGGAATGGCTTTACGATGGTGTCTTACGATGGCCTGAAATGGATCAAGAAAAATTCATTAATGAGCCAGCCCCCGCCGGGCCAGATTTGTTACGGCAGTGGTTTTTTCATAGTCGGATACGGTTCTAGCCAATATACGATGATTAACGTGACAGTCGAGAATTTTACTGATTCAGCATGGATGTATGTCAGTGGTACAAGCGGTAAATATGTGAGGGTTCGCTGATGGCTGTTTTATATATCTATAACGAAGAAGGTTATTTGACTGGTTTTCATGAAGGCGAAAGCTC